TTTCATTCCACTTTCCATCCCAAAAAGAAAAAAGAACCAAATAATAATTTAATTAAGTCCAAGAATATATTTTTTATTTTTTTTTCTTTCCTGAAATCCTCGTTCCAAACAAAAAATAAAATAATAAAAAAATTGAAAAACATTTTTTAAACCAAATTATATTCATATCACACACCCTGCGACCCCAAGCGCAATTGGATGGATAACAATCAAATTAATGACATTGTTTTTCAATATATTGTCAAGATGATTAAAGATAATGATGATTTTGATATTTATAATATAACTGAAAGTCAATATAATTATGATATATTGGAAACTATGTTAAATCTTTGGAATATGAGTGGATATCCTGATATAATAACTGAATATTTTGGTAATACATCATATTTTGAACCATCCTTAGAAGGATTTGTAGATATGCTTCAATTAATTACAGAAAGAAGAAATAATTTTGGTTTAGACACACCACTCACATTATTTAATATTTCTAATACAATTCATACTTATTGTGATGTTTTGAGACATTATGCTTATCATTATATTGATAGTTTAGGTTATGAGAATTTTAAATTAAAGTTAAAGGATTATATTTATATGGATGAATAAAATTTTTAAATTTATGTATTTGTTCATTTGTTAATCTACCCTCTCCAGAAGAACTATATATATCTATACAATGTTTATCTTCATCTGTAAGTTTTAATAAATCACATAAATGATTATCATCAATGTCAATTTCATTTGTAATGTTTGTTATGTCTGGCAATATTTCAAATATTTTATTATTAAAAAATTTTTGTTTTGTTTTTAAAGTATTAATTATATAAAATACTAAATTGGTATAAAACATATTTTGAATTTGTTTTAATTTATTCGTATCATTATCATATACTAAATTATACATCATATTTGAAGAAGGGTATAATATTCCATATTCATCTAAAATAGGATAACCCATTGAAAAATTTGGAAAAATTAATTTTTTTTCATTTGTTCTTGATAAATTTATAGTATGAAACTTAATATTCAATTCTTTATTTTTTATAGAAATTAAAGGATATTCATATTTTGAATTATATTTTTTAGATGTTAAATCATTTGATGGTCTTTTTGTATTATAATATTTATCATTTAAGTTACCATATTTATTTCTCAAAATAAATAATTTTTCAAATATAGGAATTGATTTACTTGGAATAAAATTATTTTTATATATATTATATTTCATCTCTCTTTTTAAACAATTATCAAAAATAATAGTATCATCTTTTAAATTTATATTTTGTAATAAATAATATGTTAATGGAATTTCACCAGATTGATTACCAAATAATTTATGTGATTCCATAACATTATAGTAACGAAGATAAATTATTTGTCTAGATAAAATTAAATTACTTCTAGAATGTTGTAGTGATATCCAAGAGGCAGGATGAATAAATAATAAAAATCCTGTTTCATCTTTTAATATTAATAATGATTTTTCTACAAATATTGGCCATATAGTTCTACTTCCTTCTTTTGTTTGTTTCAATTTTGTTCTAATACCTCCATTATTATATGGTGGATTTCCAATTATAATATCAAATTTATTTACATTAAATTGGCTTTTCCATTTTTCTTCATCTTCCAAAAAATTAGCACAACAAATATTAGCATCATTTCCAAATATTTTTTTACTAATCTTTACATTTTTTGGATTGATTTCTATCATATATAACATATTTTCAATTATATGATTATGTCGTATTTGTTTATTTGGTTCCCAATCTTCGAGACTCACCATTAATTTTTCATAAACAACCATTGGAAAATTACCAATTCCATTTGCTGAATCAAGCCATTTCAATTCTGGATTTTTCCATACATTTTCAGGTAATTTATCCAACATTTCCTCAATCAATTCTATTGGTGTGAAAACTTCTCCAAATTCATTTTTTTCACTTTTTTTCACAGGTAAATATTCAATTATTTTATTTTTTATATCATCATAATTCATTTCATAAATTAAACTATTTTCTTCATCCATTTATCATATATCAATATTTTTATAAAATAATATTAATTAATTAATTAATTAATTAAGTAATTTAATAAATGTAAAATATATAATTTTTTTCTTTTGTTAAATTAAGAAACATAATGTCTCAAATCATCCAAAATAAAATTCAAGAACTTAGACCCAATTTATCCAAGAAATCTATAGATACTTATACGAGTATATTATGGAATATGTATAAAAAAATATTTGATGATGGTGATGTAGATTTAATTAATTTTTTAAATGAAAATTTATTTTTAAAATATTTAGAGAAATTTGAACCACGAAAAAGAAAAACATATTTGTGTGCTTTGACTATTATCACAGGACATAAAAATTATAGAGACCTAATGATTCAAGATGCTCATGCGTGTGATAATGAATTATTGAAAAATGAAAAAACTGAGAAACAAGTTAGTGCATGGTTAACAACTGATGATATTAATAATACAATTGAAAAATATAAAATTATCGCAGAAGAATTATTTATTAAACCTGTCAATGAGTTGACAAATAAAGAAGTTCAAAATATTCAAACTTACATTATTTTAGTATTAACAACAGGAAAATATTTTCCACCTAGACGTTCTATGGATTGGACTGAATTTAAAATTAAAAATTTTGACCTAGAGACAGATAATTATTTAATCAAAAATAAAAAATGTTATAAGATGTATTTCAATATTTACAAAACTAAAAAGGTATATGGAACACAAACATTAATTATTTGTGATGAACTAAAAGATATCATTGATAAGTGGATTAATATTATTGAAACTAAATATCCTGATTGTGATTATTTATTATTTGACAGAAATCAAAATAAATTAGATTCATCAAAACTCAATCAAAGATTTGAAGTTATATTTGGTAAAAAAAGTAGCGTGAATATTTTACGACATGCTTATGTATCTAGTAAATATGAAAATCTACCAGATTTAACAGAATTGAAAAATGATAGTGATTCTATGGGTCATAGTATAGAAACTCACTTGGTATATTTTAAAAAATAATTCATCACAATAATAATAATAATAAAGTTGTTGCCATCAATCCTTCACTCACATATTTCATTATTAAAAATTTTAATATTTCATTGAACATGTAATTTATTATTTCTTTTATGTAATCAACTTCTTCTCATAGAAATTTCCTTTGAAACCATCTCCATACTACAACTCTAAATTTATAATTAAATTCAACTTTTTTAATTAATTGATTTTCGTGAGCAAATTCAATTTGAGATTTAATTTGATTTATTTCTAATTCTCCTAGAATTCCATTGAATATTGTTTTTAAAATTTCAACTACGAGTTCTTTTTTATCAATTGAATAAGATTTTTTAACTAACTCTTCAACAGCACTACAAATAAATAAAATTAATTCATTATCAATATGTTGATTCTCTCTTAATTTATTTACGTCAATATCACTTTGAACTTTATTGACTATACATTGCTTAATAATGTGAAGTTTTTCTTTCTTTTTCAAACTATTCCTAGTTTTAATGTAATATAGCTTATCCATTATATTATATTAAATTATTTTTTTTTTTTAAAATAGCGAGAAACTACCAGAGCTCCTCACTTATTGAAGAATGTCAACTTGACGAGTACCAATGTCTATAGATATCAAAGCATCAAAATATGCTAGGGCTCTAATTTGACATGCTTGAGAAGTAGCAGTGTTAATTTCTATACGTGCTAAAATTGGTGAAAGCAATGTAGATGCTCCTGTTAGAACCGCATTTGACGTAGCACACTTTTCAGAGTTAATTCCAACTATATGCATTCCTGGTGCAGTGTATGTAGTGGATGCTGAGGAAGAAGTGTAATTCCACGTTACTGGAGTCAAACCAAGTGAAGCACTGAGAATATTTCTATTTCCAAATAATGCTAAACATAATTCACTAATGATACCTGATTTATTCAATAAAGTATTCAAAGGTCTAGGAGGATAGAGTATTCCACCACCGATATCCAACTGATATGATCCGTTATTTGAGGTAACGTCGATGGAGTCAAATTTTCCATTACTGGTAGCTGAAGTTGCCACTGCGGGAGAACAATGTAGAAATACGGATTTCACACTGGCTAATCTGAAAGAATATGGAAAATTAAACGAACCACTTGAACCCGATGCGAGAGGTTGAGATGAAACCATCCACGAAGATGATTTTAAAACAATTTTATTTTGTTGATTAACCATACTTAAGTATGCCGCATCAACTTGTGATGGAAAAGAGACTACATCCATACACAATTCAAATTGTGAGATTGCAAACGAAGTTGGAGTATTGACAGTTGTATTGAACATATTTGCGATTGTATCAATATTTAAAATAATTCTACAAGCGTTGAGTAAAAACATTGGGACATAAGTTTCACACTGAGAAAGTAGACAAGGTAATGGTCCACTGACACTGAATGCATCTGGCGTTGCACCTAACAATCGTCCATTAACAGAGTTAAATGAAAAATTTGTTGCTGTCCCACCAATTCCTAAATCTTGTGAATGTCCTACTTTATCTGCTGCTGTCAATTTAAGATTGACTAAATCATTCATCACGATGTTGTAATCGGAAATTGTTTCAACCACTTGTGAATTGAAAAGCATTTGAAATTGAGAAAAAGGTGTATACAGGGGAATTCCGATCATGGTCGACCCACCCGAAGCCATTCCGCTGCATGTTTGTCTATATCTGATATACATACTTTGAGGATTCAAATATCCTCTTCCTACAGGTAAATCTAAAATAATTTGTCCATTGTCGTTGAAGACAGCACCATTGACAGGTGTCACTACGATTGAATTGGTGGATGTTCCATCTGGTAAATAAGGCAATCTTCTTGGTCTAACTTCTTCTGGTACTGCGACGTCCATGATATACATTCAAATCATATTAAATTATTTTTCAAATAACAATTTAATTTAATTAATTTTAATTAATTTTAATTAATTTTAATTAATTTTAATTAATTTTAATTTTGCTTAATCAATACATTATTGTGAAAGAAAATTTAAATCATTTATATCATCATTTGTTTCAATTGGAGGTTCCACATTTTCAGCATTTGGTTCTGGTTCTGGTTCTGGTTTCAATTCTGGTTCTACATTTTTATTTTCATTGCGCGTAGCCGTTGGATCATAAGGAAATGGAGCTTCCTTAAACATAATTAATTTTTTAATTGATTTATCTACACTTTTCTTATATAAATTTAAAACAAATGTCATATTCCAATCACAATTATTAAAATTTATTGATGCTCCAAATTCATCAGTAATTCTAATTTCAATTACATTCATTTCAAATACTTTCAATCTACCGCTATATTCTCCAGTATTATTATAATAATTTATTTGTCCAAATGGTGCTTGGTCATTTATTATTGTCGTCAATAAACTTGTGGTTGAATATCCAGTGCTATCCAAATTATTATTACTAAACTGAGGACAAAATATTTTTAATTTTTTTATTCCTAATAGATTCAATGGAAATGGTAATGTAATTATATCTAACGTTGGAAAATAATCTGTCTTGACATCAAATCCTAATATTCTAAATGAAGTTGATAGTGAATGATTTATTCTATAAAAAACTCTTCCACTTGTTGGTTTATATTCCATAGTCATCCTTCCATCTATTTCATTTAAAGTCAAAACAAAAGTATGTCCATTCAAATTGAAGGCAGCAATCATTGCTGTGAATAAAGTTCTATAATCATAATTTCCTACTGGTATTGTTATTGAATAATTTGTATAAACTGTATGATGTTCAATAGTGTAACTGAAAATATGATTACTATAATTAACTACGTAAAAAGAAACTGGAAAAACTGCTGATTCTAAACCACCTTCCAAATATTCTATTTCTTCATTTTGACTTACAATATTTGGAAATGAAAATGATAGTTCAGATAAAAAAGAATTATTTATTTTTATTGTCGCGTCATTTGAATTTATATTTATTATTTTTTTTTCTTTATGAGTCATTTAATATAATACTTTATCTTTTAAAAAGTCCAGTATAACAAAAAAAAAATAATTACATCAAATCAAAAAATCCTTCATTGTCATCTTCTTCATTCCATGTAGCTGTGGAACTTGGTTGTAATCTTGGTCCAGTGATTGGTTGTCTTTTATTTTCATTTTCAAATTGAACATCAAAGAATTCCATTTCATCTTCACCTTCAACCATGTAATCTTCTTTCTCTTTTTCACCACGTTCTCTTTTTTTAATTGGTAATCCTGTTTCATCATCAAAAAAAGTAATTAAATTTTCTCTTTTTTGTTTAAAATCGTACATTGGAAATTCAATTAATTTTTGTTCTGATAATTTTTGTTTTGGTAATTCTATATCTTTAATTTTTTTTTTAATATCAATTCTTGGATAATTTGGTTTTTGTGTAGGAACGTAAAATGATTCTGGAATATTAAATTTATTATTAGAAATCATTTTCGTCATTGTGGATGTAGGAGAAGTTGAACTTCCACTTGTCAATAAAGGTAATGTTTGAGATAATATTTGTGGATTAGTTGGTATTCCTGAATTCATGTAATTTGATAAACCAGAACCAACAAAATTTGGATATTGATTTACATACATTGGAATATATTGTGGTTGTAGTTGAGTTTGATAAAGCATTTGAGCACGTGTCATTCCAACTGGACTTATTCCAGATGGTTCTGGTAATTTTTTTTGTTTAGGTTTTCTTTTTCCACGTGCTTTCTTAGGTTTCTTTTTTTCTCCAAGATTAATATTAATTTTGACAGATTGACTAGATTTTTCTGTAGATTTACTTCCAGGCATATACATTTAAATCATAAAATTATTTTACATAGTTAAATAAATCTTCAAATGGATTTATTGGAAAATTTATTTTATTTATTTCTCTCTGTTTTTCAATTCTGTAAAGCAACCTTACTTGTTTTTTTGCATTTTCTAGGGATGTGTGCTTTGAGTGTATTTGTCCTGTTTTTATGTTTTTCACTTGGTATAAATCTTTGTTTCTCAATTTTCTTATTTTCCACATTTATAATATAATTGAATAATTTTTATAAAAAATACTTAAAACGCAATTTCTAGTTAATCTCATTTCACTCCCTAATTTTGTTATACTGGACTTTTTAAAAGATAAAGTATATGATAATAGAGAATGAGTATTGAATTAATTAAACATAAAAAACCGAGATTAAAAATTCCTGAATGTGTTTGCGACACTCCATTGAATCCTTGTCTGAATAATTATGAGTTAATGAATTTAGCATTTAATAAATTATCTACTAGTTCGTTGATTATTGGGAAACCTGGTTCTGGTAAAACCACTTTCTTACAAAGTTTATTTAGTAGTTCTTCAAGTGGATTAAGAAATAAATATTCTAAAATATATTTATTTTGTCCTCCACGTTCTAGAGAAAGTATGTTAGATGGACCATTAGATGCTATTCCAGAAGAAAGAATTTATGATGAACTCAATTATGATAATTTATTTGAAGTAATAAAATTATGTAAAGCAGATAATGATAATAAATATAAAACTAAATATAAATTTTGTCTAATATTTGATGATATGGGAGCATATCTAAAAAATAAATCAACATTGAAATTATTCAATGAACTAATGATGAATCGTAGACATATGAGAATTTCAGTAATATTTTTAGTGCAAACTTTCTATTCAGTCAGTAGAGAAATGAGAAGATTATTCGTAAATTTTTTTATTTTCAAGGTTAATAAAAAAACTCTAATAGAAATATTTGATGAAATATTAGAAGAAAATGATAAAGATTTAATTGACGATATTTCTAAAATAGCATTTAACAAACCACATAATTTTTTATACATCAACTCCGACAAAAATAGAATGTTTATAAATCACGATGAATTAGTGATTCACGACTAGTTCCCTATTTCATTTTTTTTATTTTCAATATACTTTTTTATAATTAAATAATATATGAAAAGTTTGACTAGTGTATTTAAAAAAGTCTCTGGAGGTGCTCAAAATATATTTAAGAAAGGGCAGGAAGTAGGAGAAAATATCATGAAGAAAGGACCTGGGATTGCTTCAAGAATATCTGAAGGTGCTTTAGACGCATCTAACATTTTAGGCAAAGTTAGTAAAATCAGTCAAAAAATTGCTGCTAGTCCTATCACAAGTGCTGTACCAGTTGTTGGACCAGGTTTAGCATCACTAGCATCTGGTGTTAGTGTTGGATCAAAAATGGCTCAACGTGGAACTAAACAACTGTCAGAATTATCAAATCCTTTGAACTACAAACCTGTCAGAGGTGTTGGTTCTGGTTTAGAAAATGTTAGAGACATCCAACGTAGAACTTCTGAAATAGCTGACACAGGTCGAGAAGTTCAATCCATGTTTGCCTAATTATGTGTGTTCCCTGTTAAATTAAGTAATTCAAGAATATTTTTTTACTAAGATATAATATAATGGCATTTGATAAATTCGTAATTGTGATTAATAGTTCAAATTATTATCAAAGAACAACTAATGTGAATAATCAAACTTATTTATTTAATAACACCAACATACCTGCTGGAAACTACAAGTGTAGATGGTCAATTAAAACTGGCGTTGAAACGACAGCAGCCTTTAACGTATATCCTACAATTTATTTAGAAACTCAAAATTCACAACAATCATTTCAGGCAAATTCTACTGGAGGAAATAATGTATCTTATTGTTTAGGACCTGCTCGACAATTTATAAATACTGCAAATACTACAAGTTATTATTATTCTAATGCAACTGACAATGTACATTTTTATTGGAATTATAGACCAGGATACGAAATTAGAGTAATTCTTAGAAGTGGAGTATCTCAAACCGTATTACATGCAGGAAGTAGCGATTATATTTTAATGATTGAAATGGAAAAAGTTGGTTAAATATGTTTATATCTAAAATGACATAAAGAGATGTATTTAGTATATAGTAAGATGAATTTAACGTATGATGAGAAAGCTAAATTACATTATGAAAAAAATTTGGAACGTATGAGAACTTATGTTAAAAATAATAAAGATAAAATGTGTGAAAATTCAAAAAAACAATATCAAAAAATTAAACAAGATCCTGAAAAATATAAATTACATTTAGAAAAAAGAAGATTACAATACAAGAATAGGGAAGCAAAGCGACAGGAAGCGAAGCGACAGGAAGTTGTAGATGATGAAATTGATTTTGGAAATGTTGAAATTATCAAACTAACATAGATTTGTAAAGCGACAGGAAGCGAAGCGACAGGAAGTTGTAGATAAAATAATTAATAATCAATATGTTTTTAATATTCATTATTAATTAAATTAATTCAAATACTTTTCTAGTGTTAATATAATGTCAGAAGATTTATGTCAAATGAAAATTAAAAAAATGAGAGACTTAGCTTTGGAAAATGATATTAACATTAGAGATTCAAATAAAAAATTAAAAAATAAATGTAGATTATTAATTGAAATTGTAAAAAAAAGAATTGAAATGAAAAATCAAAATGATGAAATTGATTTTGGAAATGTTGAAATTATCAAACCAAAAAAAATTAAAATGAGAGGACCAGTTAATACAAGTGATGATGAAATTGATTTTGGATCAGTTAAAATTGTTAAACCAAAAAAAGTTTCATTCAATCCAAAGACTGGAGAGAAAATAGTTCAAGTTGAAAATAAACCTGGAAGAAAATTAAAAAATACAACTCGCACAAAAAGAATTCTAACGGAAGATCAAGCAAAAAATTTTATTCCTGGAAGATTATACAGAAAAGAAAAAATGGAAAGACAAATGATGGAAATGTCAGATGTCAATTTATCAGTTCCTAAAAATAAAATATTAAAAATTGAGGATTTGACAGATGTGGAAGAAAAAGTTATGAAATATATTACCTACTACATAGATTTGATTAACGCATTTCAATATGGTGAAATCGTCAAAAGACAATTTTCAAAAAAAATATTAAAATCAATTAATGATTTTGAAATAATTTCTTCAATCATATTTGATTTAATTAAAAATAGAATGAAATACGTATATGGTGATGATTATGATGAGTCTAAGTTAGTTGACGATGAAGTTGGAAATTTTGATTTTAATAGATTATTGTTAAAATATGTTGGAGATGGTTATTATAAAATTACTGAAAATACAAGTGATGCTATTGATACATTTGGATTATATTTATTACAAAATTATATTAAAATTATGAAAATGATGGGAACTCCAGAAATTGAATCAATTACATTTTTGCGTGATAGTTCTGAAAAAAATAATGCTTTGATACTCATCAATGATTTGATTCGCAAAAATAATTAATAATTAATATAGAATAAAAATTGAAAAAGAATTTAAAGATTATTTTCCATACATATATATATAACTACATAAATGACTTATCCATACGCAAAAAATAAAGTCCACATTTATAAATGGAGACAAAATAACATTGAAGCCTTCAATGAACTCAGTAAAAAACATCAACGTAAATATAGAATTTGGATTAAGATTAAGAAAGAATTTTTGAACATTTTGTTAGATTAAATATTAAATTTTATTTTATTTTTTAATATTTAAATTCAAATACTTTTTTTTTAAAATTGAAAAAATTGAAAATAATTTAATATTAAATTGATTTAAAAAAAGTCCTATACTAATATATATAATGAACAACCCAGTAGAATCTTTAAGATTGTTTGAATTTGTTGATAAATCAAAACTTCATAACTTGATTACATCAGGTTTAGTTTTAAATACAGAATGGACACAGGAAGATAAAGATAAAAAACATAAATGGTTTAATACTAAAAATTATTCAGGAGAACTTCAAGCATTAGAACATTATTATAATAGTTTAAATTCTATTGGATTAACTCAAATTACATATACAAATGAAACTGGAATAGGACGATATAAATTACCCAATTGTTTATCATCTATGAAAAGAATTTATCGTAATTATTTACTATGTGATGATTATTATGACTTTGATATGGTAAATAGTTGTTCTACAATTTTACTTAACTTAGCATCAAAACACAACTCAAAAAATATGAGATGTTTGAAATCATATGTCAATAATAGACAAAAATGGTTTGATAAAATTAAAAAAGAATTTAAATGTGATAATAAACAAGCAAAAACAATTATGACAGCTTTAACCTTTGGAGCAAATTTAACATTCAAAGATGATGAATTAACTGCTTATAAAAATTCATTAAGATTCATTCAAACTGAACTTAAAGAAACTAATTTATATAATTTCATTCAAACTGAAAAATCTGGTTTGAGTTGGTTAGCAAAATTAATTCAACATATAGAAAAAAATATTGTTGTAGGATTATTACAACACATCATAAATAATTATCCTCATTTTGTATCTTTCGCAATTGAAAATGTTATTTTAGCAATCTACGAGTTAGATGGATTTAAATTATTAAAACAAAATGTTGATAATTTTGGAGGTCCTAATGCTGTAATTGGAATTATAAACGAATGGTTAATTCAAAATTCGTATAATTATATATCATTCATTGATAAATCGATGGATGAAAAAGTTGATTTATCCACACCAATCACAAACGAAATTTCTCAAATTCAATCATCAACATCATCAGAGAACAAAATTGAAGTTGTAATTAATCCAGAGAACCCAAAAACAAAACCAAAAAAAAATAAAGAAGTTGGAATTATTCCAATGAATATTTTATATCTCGGGTCAAATGATATTGCTAGATACATTGCACCAAATTTATCAAAAATTATGAAATATTCAAGAAGAATGGAATTATGGATTATATATAATGAAAGTACTCATTTTTGGGAAAAAGTGAAAAAACCTGAAGCTACATTATCAACATATCTCCAACGATCATTCAATTTAACTAGAATTTATTTAGTTAACGCTCAACACGAAAATTTAGTTAATAGAAATCAAAGTAATGCAGAAATTGAACGAGATTTGAAAACGTGTGATAATTGGTATGAGAAAGCAAGTGAAAAAGGTCATTTATCAATTATTAAAGATTTTCTAACCACTTACATCAATGATGATAATTTTATTGAAAAATTAGATAATAATCTTTATCAGTTAGTATTTCAAAATGGAATATTAAATTTAAAAACAATGACATTTAGAAATGGATTATTAAAAGAAGATTATTTAACTAAATGCATTCCATATGATTATGTCAAATCATCAAATGATGATATTTTAAAAGTGAGAAGTGAATTATTGAAAATTTGTAATAATAATGAATCTCATTTAGAATATTATTTATCTTTGATTGGATATTCACTGACAGGTGATAGTAGTAGAGAACAAATATTCGCTTATTTTAGAGGACAATCAGCTTCAAATGGTAAATCTGTAATTCTTGAAGTATTGGAAGATATTATGCCAAATTATGTAAAAAAAGCAGAAAATAAAATTTTTGACATCACTTTTGATATGAAAAAAGAATTACCAAGTTTCCAAGGAAAACGAATTATTTGGGTTAATGAATTATCAAAGTCTAAGAAAGAAGCAGATAGATTGAAAGCATTTGCTGATGGAACGACATATTCATTTGGTAGAAATTATGCTATTGAAAGTGAAATATTAAATGTTTTATTCAAAATGATTATTGTTAGTAATTATTCAATTAATATAGATGCTGATAATGGAATTAAACGAAGATTTAAATTAGCACAATTCAATAGTAAATTTGATGAATCGTTTACAGAAGATAATTATGAAAAATTAGAATTTAAAAAAGATAAGAATTTTGGCAATTCATTGCGTAATGAACTAAAATTAGCTTTGATTGAATTATTAGCACAATATGGTAATTATTATTGGAATGAGAAAACATTGAAACCATATCCTGATGAGTGGAATGAAGAAGCACAAGAAAATATGAATGAAAATAATAAATTTGATGAATGGTTCAATGATAATTTTACATTTGATTTATCTGAAATTAAAGAAGACGAACAAGAATTATTTATTGGAAAACAAGCGATGATTGACATGCTTCCAAGTTCTTTAAAAAATATAAAAATAAATGATGAATTGAAAAGAATGAGATTAAATTTTACTTACAATAGAAATAAAAGATATAAAACAACTAAAGGTTCTTACGTTGGATTTGGATTAAAAAAACAAGAGAGCGAAGCGAAGTACGAAGTAGAGAACGAAGCAACAAGTTAATACAAATAATTTAATATTTTTGATTATTATATTATTTTTTATTGAAATACTTTCTATATTAACGCTGGAGCACTGGAGCACTGGAGCACTCTTTTTCAAACTTTCTCTTATAACCACTTCCATGAGATACTTCCAAAATCAGTGCTCCAGTGCTCCATTGCTCCAGTTCTATTCCATTGATATAGAAGCTCCATTTTATTCCACTTCCTCTCCAAAAAGAAAAAAGAACCAATATATAATAATTAAATTACGTAATTCAAGAATATTTTTTTTTTTTTTTTTTTTTTTTATTCAAGGTAAAGATGGTATCACATCAATTAAAAGTAATTTCAAGTGTTCATTGTGAGATAAATTAACCATTCAAAATCCAATTTATTTATAATTATTGTTTTGTCTAAAATAAAAAATATGTAATACATTTTTTATTATAAATGAATATTTTTTTTTATTTTTTTAATCTCAATACTTAATATATCCTGGGGGGTGTGTCTATTTCCATATTGACATAACCTACATAAATGAAATCGTTGGTTGTTCATATTCGAGTTCATTCTCTTCTACTACTTCGTACTTCGCTTCGCTCTCTTGTTTTTTTGGAATACTTTTCTTAACTTTCTTTTCTTGTGTCTTCTTAGCTACTTTGATAACCTGTTCTAGTGGAGTATCATCATCACTAACTTCTTCTAATTGTGCCTCACGTACAATTAACTTTTTTTTTATTCCAACAGCTTTTTTGACAATTTTTGAATCCATTTCTATTTTCGCTTGTTCCTCAAATTCTCTCAAAGCATCTTTTCTACGTTGAACATTTGCTAATCTAACTTCACGACATTTTTGAAAATTTTCTTTTTGTTTATCAGATTGTCCTAGACGTGTCTTACCATTACAACAAACAACACATGTCTTATATTTATTATTTCTAAATAAATTATCTGCTGAACCACATTTAATACAAAACTTTTGATGTGAAATCTTACCAACTGGTTCAGTAGGTTCTTTAGATTCCTTGGATGCTTTAGCTCTAGATGTAGCAACACGTTTTTCTTCTGTCTTCATTTCAAATTCGGAATCACTAGATAAATCATCTTGGTTTTTGGTAGCATTTAGATTTCTTTCTAATATATTCAATATTTTAGAGATTTGATTATCATTGATGGCGGACATTGTATTATTATAAAATACTGATAGAAAACTAATTTAGAAAAATAACTCACTGTAAGTTATTTTACATTTTTTTTTTGCTAAACTTTTATTAAATAATAATGGAATTAATTGAAATTGAAAATGCTATTTTAGAAATAATGAGTGAATCTGAATTATTTACAGAAAATTCACCCTTGACTTACATGGTTTTTTTAGAAAGATATTCACATATGTTGGATGAAGTTCAAATTAAAAATGTTAAAGACATTATTGAAAATTTTAAAACTAGAATGAATATTATTAATAATTTAAATTTAAAAAAAATGACTCAACAACGACAATGTTAAAAATAATAAAAATAATTTATTTACTTATTATAAAATGTATTTATCTGGATCAGGAAAAATTGATAAAAGTATGAATGGATTATTAAAAATTAGTGCTGGAGAAATTAACGCTGACGTAGCAACTATTGGTATTATAAATAGTGTTGCTGAGATTAATGGTAAGATAGATGAAAATTTAATATTTGATGTTGATACAGGAAGAGTTATTGAATTTAAAGATGATGTTGTGATGGATCATTCACTGAATATTACAGGATTGTTGAACGTAACTGGAAATTCTACATTCAATAATGTCAGCGTCAATGGAATTTCTAATTTTAATAATTCATCTAATTTCAATTCAAATGTTGATATATCAGGAAATCTTGTAGTCAAAAAAATAACAGCAAATGATTTAGCAACATTCAATAACAACATCGTTGGAAATGGTAATATTCACGCTTCTACATTGGATGTCAGTAATAATTCTATTTTTAATACAAGCACTCATAGTGGAATAGCAACATTCAACGATAATGTTTTTATGAATTTAAATTTACATTCAAATACTTTTGATGTGAGTGGTAATAGTAATTTCAAAGGAGCAATGACAACAAGACAAATAACAAGTGGAGGAATATGTACTTTCAATAGTCCAGTAATTACAAATTCTTCATTGATTGGAAATGGTAATATTCACGGGTTATCACTTGACATATCAAATAATAGCATTTTTAATACAAGTACTCATAGTGGAACAGCAACATTCAATGGACCAGTTACAGCAAATTCGTCCGTGGATATTTCAGGAAATACAACATTGAAAATTTTAAATGTAAATGGATTTTCTACATTCAACAATGTCAGCTCATTCAATAGTAATGTATTTTGTAATGCGTCGGTAGATATTTCAGGAAATTTGACAATGAAAAAAATGACTGCCAGTGATGTAGCAACATT